GTTGAATTCATATTCAAGAAATGGTCGGACCAATAGACCTTACCAATTGAAGGTACAAGACCACAAAAGGTAGCTATCTTGGCCCAAAGCCGACGACCAATTTCATTCGTACGCATCACGGCGTCATCACCATTAATCGTTAGACGAGCGTCATCCAAAGTTAATTTACGGTTTGACGCAAGTTCCAACGCCCATCGACAGATGGCTGCGTTAACTACGCAGAGAATGGGAAACGAAGTGATTTCACCCATGAGTTGCCCACGCGTCTGTTCACGAACCTCACCATCATATTCAATTTGATGGCCCGTAAGAGATCGAGTAGCCAGAATAACCTCATCAGCTGGCAGCTGCATTGCGGTGGAAACACCGGCTATAGCAGCATCGGAACACCATGAATACATTTCATTTGTGGCGTCCTGATAATCGACCGAGAGGTACTTCTCTCCGGGAGCCAATTTGCAACCCATACGCTCCTGTATGAGGTCCGCCGTTACCGGCGTTCCAGTCATACGGAAGCAAGGATGTGAAGAAATAACTTTCCACATCTTAGACTGCAAAGGCTTAAGAACTGTATTCAATAGGGGAGGACCTTTGGAGATGACACGAACCTTCAGTGCCTCCGCAAGTGCAAGCGGGGTAACTAGAGGAAGTTCGGTCATGGCCAAATCCTTCATCCTACGATACAGAATCGTGAACGAATTCCGAAGACGCGAGGAATCAATCGCATAAGCGAGAGATCTGCGAGATCCAAGTTCGCGCCACTGTATTAACGGATCCTGAGTGCGCAGTCCTTCTAGCAGTTGGGGATGGTCAAGAATATGACCAACAACACCCCCCATCGAGCGAGTATTAATATAATTCGCCGATGTCGACGGGAAGAACGGCTCTAGCCGTTCATCATCGGATAAACGATGACCCGAAAACAACTCCTCAGCAGTACGATGTATCTGCTGCTCCATTGTAGTTTTGGAGAGAAAATGTTCGACGGAACCGTTATCAATTCGGTCCCATTCGGACAGGAATGCGCTCTGCAAAGGGACAGGTCCAGTTAACTTCTCAAAAGTATCTCGCTCAGCGGTCGAAAGAACTTTCTTCGACCAGGACTTATAAGCGGGATCCTTCGATTGGGTATCAAGACGTGGCATACCC